AAAGAGGTTCTGCTCTTGAGTATGACTGGGGTGATTATATTGATTATTATATCTACAATCCCAAAGGTTTTGGTTCAAGTTTACCAGCTAATTCTGCTTCGGATTTTAGTACTGCAAATGGTATTAAGATCGCAGCAGATTCTATTGCAACATCAAATTCAGGTTTGATGGATCTCAATAAGAAGATCACATTAAGTTTCTTACACAAGGCGATTAAGTCACTTAATCAACTTCGCATGATTGAGGATTCGCTTGTTATCTACAGATTGTCTCGTGCTCCCGAACGTAGAATTTTCTACATTGATGTAGGCAATCTACCTAAGGTAAAAGCAGAACAATACCTTCGTGATGTGATGGCACGTTACAGAAACAAACTTGTATATGACGCTTCAACAGGAGAGATTCGTGATGATAAAAAGCATATGTCAATGCTTGAGGACTTCTGGCTCCCTCGCCGTGAAGGTGGTAGAGGAACTGAAATCACTACACTCCCAGGCGGTCAAAATCTTGGTGAACTCAAGGACGTTGAGTATTTCAAAAAGAAACTTTACAACTCACTCAACCTACCACCTTCCCGCCTTACGGATGACAACAAAGGGTTTAATCTTGGTAAGACCACAGAAGTTCTCAGGGATGAACTTAAGTTTGCTAAATTCATCGGTCGTCTCCGCAAGCGTTTTAGCGAATTATTCCACGATATTCTCAAGACCCAATTAATCCTCAAAGGTATTATTACCCCAGAAGATTGGGAAGATATGGAAGAGCATATTCAATATGACTTCCTGTTTGATAACCATTTCAATGAACTCAAGCAACAAGAATTAATGCTCCAACGTGTTAACCTTGTTACTCAGATGGATCCTTTCGTTGGCAAGTATTTCTCTACGGAATATGTTCGCCGTCAGGTTCTGATGCAAACTGAGAAAGAGTATAAAGAAATTGGCAAACAAATTAAAAAAGATATTGAATCTGGCATGGCGTTAGATCCAGTAGATGTTAATTCTATGGATATGATGTCACAACAAAATGATGCAATGCAACCAGAATTAGATGCTGCTCAAGCAGAAGCTGACTTCGAAAGACAAAAACAATTGGCAGCACAAAAACCTAAAACTCCAAGTTCTAATAAATAATATATAAATTAATTTTTAATTATGGAAAATGGAGTAGTAGATATCGTGAATTTACTTCACGATAAGAAAAGAGCTGATGCTTTGGATAAGATCAATGATCTATTAACTAACAAAGCAGCAGAAGCAATTGATACATATAAAAAAATTGTTGCTAATACATACTTTGACGAACCAGTAGAACAGATCGAGGACCAATGAAACTAATCACAGAAAATATCGAAGAGGTAAATGTTCTTGTCGAAGAATCTAACGGCAAGAAAAATCTTTACATTGAAGGTATCTTCCTTCAATCAGAAATGAAGAACCGCAATGGAAGAGTTTATCCATTTGATGTTCTCGATCGTGAGGTTCAAAAATATAATGAACAGTATGTAAATACTGGTCGTGCTCTTGGTGAACTTGGTCATCCAGATGGACCATCAATCAATCTAGATCGTGTGTCACATAAGATTGTAGAACTTCGTTGTGAAGGTTCTAACTTCTATGGTAAAGCACGTATTCTTGACACCCCCATGGGTAAAATTGCTAAGTCACTTCTTGATGAAGGAGTAAAACTTGGGGTTTCTTCAAGAGGCATGGGTTCTCTAGAAGAACGCAATGGTGTGAAATATGTTCGTGATGACTTTATGCTAGCGACTGCTGCTGATATCGTAGCAGATCCTTCTGCTCCTGATGCATTTGTTCAGGGAATTATGGAAGGAAAAGAATGGGTTTGGAACAACGGTGTTCTAAAAGAGTATCGTGTATCGGAGTATAAGCAATATATTTCAGAAGCAACCCGCAGAAATTTGGAAGAAAGGAAGCTTAAAGCATTCCACAGTTTCTTGTCAAATCTCTAATTTAATAAATAATCATAGAATAATCTTATAGGAAAATTACGAGGAAAACTCAAATGTCAGATAAGTTAAACGAAAAGTTTGAGGAGCTTGTAACTGAAGCTGGAATTATTGTTGAAGCGGGGGATCCAATGCCAACCGTAACAGCAGCAGTTATTCCAGGTGGTCAAGGCTCCGCTCCTGGTCAGGTTAGCGATGCTCAGACCAGAGGCGGTGGTAAAGATCCACAACCTACAGTTACTACCCAAGCAGTTGCTCCTTATCAGCAAACTCAAGGAACCGATCTCGGTGGTCCAAAGCCAGATGGCAATGACGAGGGAGAAGATAATCCTGGTGCTAAAGCAGCTGCTCCAATTACACCAGTCAGTGGTGATCCCCAGCAAAGAGCTGGCGAATCTACTGGTATGAACGCAACTCCTACTGTTGGAGCACAGGTAGCATATGGAACCAGCACTGGTCCAGATATAACCTATCCAATCAAGCCTTCATTTGAGGAGATTGACTTATCTGGTGACGTTGCCGCTCTCACCGAAGGCGAAGATCTTTCGGAAGATTTCAAAACTAAGGCAAAAACAATTCTAGAAGCTGCTGTCAAGTCACGTCTTGCAGAAGAAGCAGCTAAGTTAGAAGAAACTTTTGAAACAAGAGTTAACGAGAAAGTTGAAGCTGTTAAAGCAGAACTTTCTGAAGAGGTTATGGGAACCGTTAACTATGCTATTACCAATTGGGTAGAGCAAAATCAAGTCGCTATTGATCGTGGTGTTCGTAACGAGATTACCGAAGACTTCATTGCAGGTCTTAAGAATCTCTTCAAGGAACACTACATCAGCGTCCCTGACGACAAAGTTGATGTTGTCGAGGAGATGTCTGAACAGCTTTGTGAGATGGAAGCACGCCTCAACGAACAGGTTGAGCGTAACGTTGAATTAAATAAGCGTCTTGCTGAGTCACACAGGGAAGTAATTCTGAAAAATATTTCAGAAGGACTTGCCGATACTCAGAAAGAGAAACTTGCTTCATTGGCAGAGGGAGTAACATTTGAATCAGCAGAGAAATTTGCTGAAGCAGTAAAGACTCTTCGTGAGTCATACTTCCCCAACGCTGCACCTATTGCAGAAGTAACCGATGAAACTCCAGTAGCATCAGAAGATATGTCACCAGCAATGGCAGCATACCTCAATGCAATTTCACGCTGGAAGTGAATTTTATAAATAATACATACCAACTTTTCAAAGAAAAAACAAGGAGACACTAATGTTTAACGCTAGACATCTCCAGGAAAAGTGGGCACCTGTTCTTGAGCACTCCGAGGCTCCTTCCATTCAGGATAAGTATAGACAGGCTGTTACCGCAGTTCTCCTGGAAAACCAAGAGAGAGCTCTTCGTGAAGAGAGAGCTATTCTTAACGAGACCACCCCAGTAAACAGCTTTACTGGTTCTGCTGCACTTGCTGGTGCTTCAGGTGCTGCCCTATCTTCAGCTGCTAATAACGCAACTGGACTTGCTGGTTTTGATCCAATTCTAATCAGCCTAGTTCGTCGTTCAATGCCAAACCTAATGGCATATGACGTTTGTGGTGTTCAGCCAATGAGCGGTCCTAACGGACTTATCTTTGCAATGCGTTCACGCTACGAGAATCAAGCTGGCGAAGAGGCACTCTTCAACGAGCCTGACACTGGATTCTCTGCTGGTTATGATAACGCACTTGGCGACTACAACGTTCGCAATGGTGCTGGTTCAGGTGGAGATTCTGAGGGTAACAACCCTGCTCTACTTAACGACGCTTCACCTGCTGCTAATGCTTATGAAGTTGCTCGTGGCATGAGCCGTGAAAATCTAGAGCGTATGGGCGAAGCTGGTCGTCTCTTCCGTGAGATGAGCTTCAGCATCGAGAAGACCTCTGTTACTGCAAAGTCCAGAGCTCTACGTGCTGAGTACACCCTAGAACTCGCTCAAGACCTCAAGGCTATTCATGGTCTTGATGCTGAGCAAGAGCTTGCAAATATTCTTTCAAGCGAAGTTCTTGCAGAAATCAACCGTGAGGTTGTTCGTACTGTTTATACAGTTGCTAAGAAGGGTGCTCAAAACAACGTTGCTAACGCTGGCATCTTTGACCTCGACGTTGATTCAAACGGTCGTTGGTCTGTTGAGAAGTTCAAGGGTCTTCTTTTCCAAATCGAGCGTGATGCAAACGCAATTGCACAAGACACTCGTAGAGGAAAGGGCAACTTCCTAATCTGCTCAGCTGACGTTGCTTCAGCTCTTGCAATGGCAGGTGTTCTTGATTACTCTTCAGGTCTAACTGGTGCTGGTGGTCCTTCCATCGGTCAGGTTGATGACACTGGCAACCTCGCTGTTGGCACCATCAACGGTCGTATTAAGGTCTTCGTTGATCCTTATTCGGCTAACGTTTCTGACAAGCACTACTATGTAATGGGTTATAAGGGTTCCTCACCTTATGATGCAGGACTCTTCTATTGCCCATACGTACCTCTCCAGATGCTACGTTCGATCGATCCTGAGACCTTCCAGCCTAAGATTGGCTTCAAGACCCGTTATGGTATGGTTTCGAACCCATTCGTTACCACCAACGGTGCTTACAACGGCACCCCAGACGGCGAGACCCTCACCGCTGGTGCAAACATGTACTACAGAAGAGTACAAGTTATCAATCTCATGTGATCCATCACTGAGTTTCCAGAGACCCGAAAGGGTCTCTTTTTTTATGCAAATAAATAGTAGATAGCTTGGGAAGTTGACATGCCTGCCAATTGGTATAAGGAGCAACCATCAAATAGAAATCACTTATCTCCTATTGGATTCAAGATTGTTCTTGAATTATTTGAAGGAGTAGATTTCTTTTGTCAATCAGCAACTCTTCCAGAAATCTCTGTGCCAGTTACAGAAGTTCCCACTAGGTTTAGAAATTTTCCTATTGTTGGTGGAGGTGGAGTTTCTTATGGAGATCTTAATGTTACTTTTATTATTGACGAAGAATTAATTAATTATAAATCTATTCATAATTGGATTAGGCGTAACGGTGCTTCAGAACAGCATATGCCATCACAGGAACCACAATATTCTGGTGGCCAATTACATATTTTGACATCTAATTTTAATACTAATCATATTATAGATTTCGAAAATTTATTTCCTATAAATTTAACTCCAATTCAATTTGATTCTACTGTTACTGATGTAGAATATTTTACAGCTCAAATCGTTTTTAAGTATACTAATTACACAATTCGTGACAAAAACTTTAAACTATGAAATTTGAACAACTTGCTAAGATCTTTGACCACATCAAATCGGAGTGGAAAAAAGATACTGAAATTGATTTCCAATTTAAAAACAAAGAATACACAGAAGATTTGGCAAGGTTATCATTAGAGATTCCTTTCCAACACAATAAATACTTAAACCATTACACAGATCTTAATCAAATTAAAACTTCTCTAGAATTTGAAATTCGAAAACTGGTTAGAGAAAAGCGTGAATACTATGGTGGTGAAGCAGATCCTAAAGTGTATGCAGAAAAACCATTTGGATCAAGCATCAAGACCGCAGAAAAAATGAAGGTCTATCTTGAATCAGACGAAGAGATTATTAATCTAGAAGCAAAGATCAAATACATTGATCAAGCATTACATTTTCTAGATCAAGTTTTAAGGATGATTTCACAAAGAAATTATCATATTAAGAATGCTATTGAATGGGAAAAATTTATTAATGGCGATACATAATGTCCAGAATTGTAATCCGTAAAAAGAACGAAGTATTTCTTCAGATCCAGTCCGAACCTCATGTACATCGTGAGTTGTCGGACTATTTTTCTTTTGAAGTACCAGAAGCAAAGTTTTTAAAAAGAAATCCTAAGTATCGCTACTGGGATGGAACTATCCATCTATACTCACCAGCAACAGGAGAGTTGTATGGTGGTCTATTGCCACATCTGAAAGAATGGTGTGGAGAAAGACAATACCAATTGCAGTATGAAAATAATGATTGGTATGGTGAAGTAGAAGAAACTAATGGGTTTGTTTCTCCTGGTGGCATCAAAGTTTATATGGATAAGATTTGCAAATATCCACCAAGAGATTATCAGTACGCCACTGTATATAAAGCACTTAAGAATAATCGTGGATTATTTTTATCGCCAACAGGATCTGGAAAATCTCTAATGATTTATAGTATCGTCAGATATTATGCTGCTATAGATAAAAAAATTCTGCTTATTGTTCCAACGACTTCGCTAGTTGAGCAAATGATTAAGGACTTTAAGGATTATGGATGGAATGCTGACGAATACTGTCATACGATATATTCGGGCAAAGATAAAAATACAGACAAACCTGTTATCATTTCCACTTGGCAATCAATCTACAAGTTTCCCAAGAGATATTTTGACGACATTGATTGTGTTATCGGTGATGAAGCACACTTATTTAAGTCAAAATCCCTCACAGGAATTATGACTAAACTTCATAATGCTAAGTATCGTTTTGGATTTACTGGAACACTTGACGGAAGTAAAACTCATAAGTGGGTACTTGAAGGATTGTTTGGTTCATGTGAGAAAGTAACTAAGACAGATGATCTGATTAAGAAAGGTCACTTGTCCAGTTTTCGTATCAAGATTCTTGTCTGTAAGCATGAGTATCAGTATTTTGAAGATTACCATTCCGAAATGGAATACCTAGTAAATAACAAGAGACGTAATAATTTAATTAAAAATCTTGTATGTGATATTGATGGTAACACATTAGTTTTATTTAACTATGTTGAGAAGCACGGTATGCCATTATTTGATTTAATAAATACTGCTATAGGTGAAGATCGTAAGGTATTCTTTGTTCACGGTTCAACTGATGTTGATGATCGAGAATTAGTTAGAACTATTACAGAACAAGAAAATAATGCAGTAATTATTGCATCTTACGGAACCTTTAGTACTGGTATTAATATCAAAAAACTTCATAACATTATCTTTGCTTCTCCATCTAAATCACGAGTAAGGAATCTACAATCTATTGGTAGAGTATTACGTAAAGGAGAAGGAAAAGATATTGCTACTCTTTATGATATTGCTGATGACATCTCTTCTAACTCAAGACAAAATTATACTTTAAATCATTTGGTAGAAAGAATTAAAATTTATGAAGAGGAGAACTTTAAGTACGAAACAATTAAAGTAGACTTAAGATAACAATGGAAGAAGAATTTTATTCAACTATTAAACTTGTTTCTGGTGAAGAAATAATTGCTAAAGTATGTTATCTTCCTGAAGAGAATTCTTTATTGTTAGACAATCCAATGACTGTTGAGGTTGTTAAGAATAGATCTTCTCAGGAAGCATTCATATTAAAAGAATGGATTAAATCAAGTTATGATTCTATGTTTATTATTAAAATGGAACAAGTGATTACTATGACTGAATTAGATAAGAAAGTAGAAATATTTTACTTAAAGAATTTATCTGGTGAAGATACTATAGATCCAGATACTGTTAATGTTAAACCTAAACAGTTTAGTAATCGTATGGGTTACTTAGGATCTGTAAAAGAAACTAAACAGTATCTAGAAGATATATTTAATAAGAGTTGATAAGGTCTTTAAGTATTTAATAATTAATAGATATAATAATCTTTAACCCCCGACAGAGTTATTCTACTGGGTTTTATGGGATTTGTCAACCCCTTGACAACCACCATGACCTATGGTATGATGGTTCTAACACAATTATATTTGTAGATGATGGACTATGGCGAAAGCAAAAAGCAAGGAGTTCTATGTAAACAATAAAGAATTCTTACAAGCACTAATTGAATATCGGGTAAAAGTCAAGAAGGCAAAGGAATCTGATCTTCCTCGCCCCATAGTTCCGAACTATATTGGTGACTGTTTTTTGAAGATTGCTACTCATCTATCATACAAACCAAACTTTGTCAACTACATGTTCCGTGAGGACATGATCTGTGATGGCATTGAGAATTGTTTACAATACATCGACAACTTTGATCCAGAGAAATCACAAAATCCATTTGCATACTTCACTCAAATTATTTGGTATGCCTTCTTAAGGAGGATTCAAAAAGAAAAGAAACAACTTGAGATCAAGAATAAAATCCTAGAAAGATCTGGTTATGATCAGGTCATGCATACAGATGACTACGGATCTGATATGGCAGGTATGAATCACAACTATTCTGATATGGGTAGTATCAAGGAAAACATTGAAACACGAATGAATCGATGACGGTAGCACTTATCACTGATCAGCATCTTGATGGTAGAAAGGGAAGCATTGCTTTCTGGGAATACTTCAACAAATTTTATGATGAAGTATTTTTTCCAACACTTAAGAAACAAGGAATAACAACAGTTATCGATCTTGGAGATACGTTCGATAATCGTAAGAACATTGATTATAATGTTTGGGCTCGCATTCGTAGGAATTACTTTGATCGTCTTGCTGACAGCGGAATTCAAGTTCACATGATTCTTGGTAATCATTGTGTTTACTATAAGAACACAAATGAAGTTAACGCACCAGATCTTCTACTTGATACTTACGATAACATCACTGTTTATTCTAAACCAACTACGGTTGAGATTGAAGGAACAGACATCCTGATGCTTCCTTGGATTAATAGTGAAAACTATGATGAAACAATGGATGCAGTTAATAACACCCCTGCTAAAATTGCAATGGGTCATCTTGAATTGAATGGATTTGAAGTTACTCCTGGTATGCTTCATGAAGGTGGTATGGATCCAGATATCTTTTTTAAATTCAAACAAGTTTTTTCTGGACACTTTCATCACAAGTCAAGTCGAGGAAACATTACATATCTTGGTAATCCTTATCAGATGTTCTGGAATGATTACAAAGATCCACGAGGATTTCACCTTTACGAACCAGCAACTAATAAACTGAAGTTCATTAAAAATCCATATGAAATCTTTAAAAAGATTTACTACGATGACAGCATTAAGCAAGAAATTAATCTTGAAGAATATACAAACACTTATGTAAAACTTGTTGTTGAAAACAAAACTGATTTTTATGCTTTCGAAAAACTTGTAGAATCTCTTTACAATTCCAACGTTCTTGATCTTAAGATCATTGAAACAATGGTAGAGAAAGATAAGAAAGATGTTGACATTAATCTTGAAATTACTGATACACTTTCACTACTGAACGAATACATCGATGAAGTAGAGATGTCCGTAAACAAAAACGATTTGAAGTCAGTTATGAGATCCCTATATATTGAAAGTTGTGAAGTAGTATGATGTATATCCTCACACTCAAAGATAAACCAGACGGTGTATTCTCGGTCATCAGTGACGAAGGAGAGCAAATTATTCCTATCTTTGAATGTGAGGATGACGCAGAACGTTATCATATGCAAATGGAGATGATTGAAGATTATCCCAAAATGCAAATTTATGAAATTGAAGAAGAGGTTATTGTAAACGCTTGCGAAGAGCGTGATCAAAAATATGCTATAATAACAATTGATGACTTCCTGATCCCACCAAAAGATTTACGATGATTACATTTAAAAAGATTCGATGGAAGAACTTCCTTTCAACTGGAAATGTCTTCACTGAGATTGATTTGACTAAAAACAAGACAAATCTTATTGTTGGTAAAAACGGAGCAGGCAAGTCAACCATCTTAGATGCGTTGACTTTTTCACTCTTCGGAAAACCATACAGAAAAATTAATAAACCAATGCTGGTAAACAGCATTAATTCTGCTGATTGTATTGCAGAAACAGAATTTGATATTGGCAATAATGAATTTAAAATTGTTCGTGGCATTAAACCTGCTGTGTTTGAGATCTGGCAGAATGGTGTAATGCTTGATCAAAGTGCATCTGCTATTGATCAGCAAAAGCAGTTGGAACAGAACATTCTTAAGATGAACTACAAATCTTTTACTCAGATTGTGGTTCTTGGTTCTTCTAATTTTGTTCCATTTATGCGACTTCCTGTTGCATCACGTAGGGAAATCATTGAAGACATTCTTGACATCCAGATCTTTTCTGTGATGAATTTAAATCTAAAAGAAAAACTTAAGTTTGCTAACGATGATATCAAAGAACGTGACTATCAACTCGATATGCTTTCGGAAAAGATTGAAATGCAAAAAGCATTTATCAGTGATATCGAAAAGAAAAATGAAGATGAGATTGAAGGAAAGAAAGCAAAGATAGATGAGTTTAGAGAAGAGCAAAGATCACAAGATTTTTCAGTTCTTGAACTCACTAAAAAAGTAGAACATCTAACTAGCGAGTGCCAAGAATATCAAGACGCTTCTTCTCGCATGAAGAAACTCACTACACTCAAAGGTAAGATTCAACAGAAGTTTTCTACTCATCAAAAAGATCATCAATTCTTTTCTGAGAACGAAAGTTGTCCTACCTGTGGTCAACACATTGATGATGAACTGAAGCAGGAAAAGATCTCTAAGATCATGAATTCAATTACTGAACTCAATAAAGGGTTTGATGAAATTAAAGAAACTATTGAACAAGAAGAGACACGTCAATCTAAATTTGTGAGTTTGCAATCTGAGATCAATGATTACAATGCTAAGATTAATTTCGCTCGCACTACAAATGACAGGATCGAAAAGCAGATCAAGCAACTCCAACAAGAGATTGCTAACATCAAGAATCAATCAGGGTCGGAAGGTGAAGCGTATGCAAAACTTGATGAGTATGAACAAGAGCAGGCAAATCTAAAGAAACAGTTAAGTATTGTTAAGGAAGAGCGTGAGTGTTTGCAAACTGCTGCTATACTGTTAAAAGATAATGGTATTAAAACCAGGATCATTAAACGTTACCTCCCTGTAATGAATAAACTCGTTAACGAGTATCTTCAAAACATGGACTTCTATGTTAACTTTACCTTAGATGAAAACTTCGAAGAGACAATTAAATCAAGATATAGAGACATCTTTTCATATGAATCATTCTCAGAAGGAGAGAAAGCTCGTATTGATATTTCTCTTCTGCTTACTTGGAGAGCTGTTGCTAAGCTTAAGAATAGCGTTGACACTAACCTCCTCATCCTCGATGAAATCTTTGATGGGTCTTTAGATACAAATGGTAGCAGTGAACTTGGTTGGATTTTGAGAAACTTTGATAGTAATACAAACGTATTTGTTATCAGTCATAAAGAAGGAATGGAAGACAAGTTTCATTCTACCTGGCATTGTGAGAAGGTTAAGAACTTTTCTTACGTCAAGGAGACAACTTTTGAACTGGCACAGGAGGGGTGACACCCTCCTTTTTTATGGTCTATACTGACTTCAGTTCAAGCGAAACTCATGTCTGTCAACCACGAAGTCAAAGGCAACCTTGCCAAACTGCTTGCCACCGAGAACCTTGTGATCGAACACAAGAAAGTTTCTACTGCATCGTTTGATGTAGTCAACCGTGTTCTGGTCCTGCCTATCTGGGATCGTGCTACCAGCACTGTATATGACCTTCTGGTTGGTCATGAAGTTGGTCATGCTCTATATACGCCTGCAGATGATTGGCGTAAATGTCTGACTCAACCTATCCCTCCTGATTATGTCAATGTGATCGAGGATGCTCGCATTGAGAAACTGATGAAGCGTAAGTATCCTGGTCTTCGTAAGTCTTTCTATCAGGGTTATCAAGAACTGAATAATGCTGACTTCTTCTCGATTGCAGATGAAGACATGAGCAAGATGTCTCTCATCGATCGTATCAACCTACACTTCAAAGTTGGTAACTTTGCTCTTGTTCCTTTTAGTGATGAAGAGCAACAGTTTGTTGAGATGACTGAAGAAGCAGAAACCTTTGCTGATGTTCTTCTGATCTGTGAACAGATCGTCACGTTCCTGAAGGACAATTATCGGGAAGAGCACAAGATTGAATCTAATGCTGAAGTAGAAATTGTTCAAGGTGACAATGGAGGATCATCTGAAATGCAATCTTCTGGTAGTAGTTTTACTAACGAAGGTTTTGATGATGGTGCTGATGGCGAACAAAAGCAATCCGACAACTCCACCCAAGGCGATGAACAATCTCCTACCAATGGAAAGAAAGGTGGTGGTCCTTCTGAAGAAGAAGTTTCTAAAACTCAACGTGCATTTGATTCTGAATTGGAATCTCTTACTGATGTCACTGCACATGAGACTGATTATGTGGAACTACCTGAGATTTACATCGACAAAGTGATTGTTGATCATGAAGTATTGAATAACTATATTAGTCAAAAATTCCAAGAAGAGTTTTTGCTCAAGCAGAAGTATTGGGGTGATGTTTTCCAGGATGTAGATTCTGACTATCGTAAGTATAAGCAAGAAGCAGTTAAGGAAGTCAACTATCTTGTAAAAGAATTTGAGTGCAAGAAATCTGCTGATGCTTATGCTCGTGTATCAACTTCTCGCACTGGTGTGCTTGACACCAAGATGCTTCATAGCTACAAGTTCAATGATGATGTATTCAAGAAAGTTTCTGTTGTTCCTGACGGGAAGAATCATGGTCTGATCTTTATTCTTGATTGGTCTGGTTCTATGTCTGACTATTTGCTGGATACTGTCAAGCAACTGCTTAACCTTGTGTGGTTCTGTAAGAAAGTTCAGATTCCTTTTGAAGTATATGCATTCACTTACGAATGGTCTGATACTTTTATTGATTCTGAAGCACCTTATAAAAAACAGATTTGCAAACGTAAAGATCGTCATATTCTTCTTCATGATCGATTCTCTCTTCTCAATTTTCTTTCTTCTCGTGCAAAAAGCAAAGATTTTGAGCGTGACTGCTTGAACTTGTGGCGTCTTGCTACTCGTGAGAACAGTCGTAATAATGCTTCCTATAATATTCCTAGTGGACTTTCTCTTAGTGGAACTCCTTTGAATGAAAGTATTATTGCTCTTCATAGCATCATTCCAATGTTCAAAAATCGTGAGCATCTTCAAAAAGTGAATGTTGTTATTCTTACTGATGGCGAAGGTAATGGTCTTACTTATAATGTAGATATTCGTCGTAAGTATGGTTATGGTAGTGAACGTCTTGGAACTAATACTATCTACACAAACAATGCACTTCGTGATCGTAAAACTGGTCACGTTTATCGTAACTTCAGTGATGACTACAATCACTCGTTGACTACTATCTTGCTTGAGAATCTCAAGCATAATTTTCCTTATGTCAATCTTATTGGATTCCGTATTATGGGTGGTTCTGAATTTAGTTATCTGTATCGTGGAATCAATGACCTTCAGCGTTGGGGTGATCATCCAGATCTTACCAATGCTCTCAAGCACTGGCGTAAATTCTATTCGTATGAATTTAACGCTATTGGTTACGATGCTTTGTATGCTCTGTCTTCATCCAAACTCAACCAGGAAGCTTCGTTTGAAGTTGCTGACAATGCCAGCACCGTCGCCATCGGCAAGGCATTTCGTGATATGATGAAGACCAAGCGAACGAGCAAGAAGATCCTTTCTTCGTTCGCCATACTGGTCAGTTGAGCAACTGTCCACTCCGCCTCGACCTGAGGCGGAACCTGCCTTATACTATGTTCATCCCAATCAACGGAGCCTTTTGTTATGCCTCGCATGTCTAACATCAATCTCGACGAACTGACTACTTTCATTGCTGATAACTTCGGCAATGACTTTGGAAGCAACGCTATCATTGCTGCTTCTGATCATTTCAAATCTTCTTATCCCACAATCTCTAAGCATCTTGCTCAATACAAAGTTGGGCATGGTCGTTGGTCGCTGACTGCTGATCAACTGGAAAAAACTTTCAATGCTCCTGCTGTTGAACCTGCTATTGAGGTTGTGGAAAAAGTAAACCTTGTTCCTGAAAAAGATGCTAACTTCGTCAGCTTTGGTAACTTCAGTGATGTTAAGAAAATTCTTTCTTCTGGGATTTTCTATCCTGTGTTCATCACTGGTATGTCTGGTAACGGTAAAACTTTCGGTGTGGAGCAAGCTTGTGCTCAACTAAAGCGTGAATTGATTCGAGTCAACATCACTATCGAAACCGATGAAGATGATCTGATCGGTGGTTTCCGTTTGGTGAATGGCAACACTGTTTGGCATAACGGTCCCGTGATCGAAGCCCTTGAGCGTGGTGCTGTTCTGTTGCTTGATGAGATTGATCTTGCTTCTAACAAGATTATGTGCCTCCAATCCATCCTTGAAGGTAAGGGTGTGTTTCTGAAGAAAACTGGACGCTACGTAAATCCTGCTCCTGGATTCACTATTGTTGCTACTGCAAACACCAAAGGTAAAGGTTCCGATGATGGTCGCTTCATTGGCACCAACGTTCTTAACGAAGCATTCCTTGAGCGATTTGCTCTCACGTTTGAACAGGATTATCCTTCTCCTAAAATTGAGCAGAAGATTCTTGAGAAACTGTCTGCAAAACTCGGTTGCCTCGATGAAGAGTTCTGTGAGAAGCTTGCTTTCTGGGCAGATCAAATCCGTCGTACTTTCAAAGATGGTGGTGTTGATGAAGTGATTTCCACTCGTCGTCTAACTCACATCATCCGTGCCTACAGCATTTTTGGTAAGCGTATGAAAGCAATCCAAGTTTGTGTAAATCGTTTCGATGATGAAACCAAAGAATCGTTCATGTCTTTCTATGACAAGATTGATGACAAGACAGAGGAAAATGAAGACGCACCGTTCTGAGTTTCATGGATATGTAGGAAACCTCGCCGTTCTTAACAGCGGCGAGACCGTTCAAATCCTTGGTGGACATCACCTTAAACTGTTCGTAAAAACACTTGACGGCACGATCAAAGAGTGCTATCATAGTGATCTATCTTATGTAATGGAGGAATGACCATGCAGTGGAAATACAACGAGGACAAGATCCTCAAAGATATTGAAGAATATATCATCAGCACATATCACGGTCATTACTGTGGAGATGAGGATGGTTATAACGACATCCAAACTATTGACTTGATGGCAGCGAAGAAACTTGCCGCTGGATTTTGTCAAGCAAACATCCTTAAGTATGGCAGCCGATATGGCGATAAGGATGGACTTAACAAGCGAGATCTGCTCAAAGTCATTCATTACGCCATGTTGCTGCTTCACTTTGACAACCACTATACTCGCACTCAAAACGGTCTCCAGGAGTTTAAATGAGTAAAGTAACTATCTCTCAACAAACGATGGTGGTTCTTAAAAACTTTGCCACCATCAACGGTTCTATTTTGATCCGTGAAGGCAACCAACTTAAAACAATCAGCGTTGGTGAGAATGCAGTTGCTCAGTACACCTGCTCAGAAATATTTCCACAAACGTTTGGTATTTACGATCTAAACCAATTCCTTGCTGGACTGACACTGTTTGATAATCCAGTTCTTGATTTTGAAAACAGTCAGTATGTAACCATTCGTGGCGGTGGTCGTAGTGCCAAGTATTACTTCTCAAGTCCCGAGATTACATTGAAAGCAGCACCAGAAAAGAATATCAATTTTCCTGGTGCTGATATGGAATTTGTAATTCG